TGTTCTCTCTAATTCGGCGGGAGTCCATAAACCTACTTTAGAATCTCCCATATAACCCTTAGCCATTCCTTTGGCTACCATTTGGTCATTTATGGAAATATCACTATTGATATAGATCTTACCTAGGTATCTACCGTATTTATCTGGTTTAAAGACTTCGAGTTTTACGAGCTTCCCCGCCAAAAGTTGGGTTAAATATTCTTTTGTAGCCTTACCATACGGAGTATTCTTTTCGGCTGTATCTACCCCTACAAGGCGAATACGCTCTGATCTCCATACTTTGAATCCAAGGTCGATAAAGACATCTACAGTGTCGCCATCGACGACATTTTCGATTTTAGTGTAATATGTGTACATTATTTTATAAAGCTCCCATTCCAGAATTTATCCATATCGTTATTGTCGTCTGTATCGTTTTCGGCGTTCACTAATCCATCTGGAATAGCCGCTAATCTACATAATCCATTTTCTTCTACATTAAACGATAGGATCTTACATCCCAATTCCATACTCCCAGGAATTTCTACATGGAAAGAGCAATTTCCGCATTTTACCCCTATGGAGGCATTTTCATTATCTGAACCTTCTTCATATCCGACCCATACACTCCCGCTTCCTTTATCAAAGGGCCCGAATTTCTGGACTACTCCAAGTAGGGCATCATGATAGGCTTTTTCAACGGGGGTTAATTGGTCATATAGGTTCATATAGCTATTATACAGGAGTATATTCATCGTCGGCGGCGCACTGATCACTATATATGATAATATAATCATATGAAGAATGATGGTAAATGTGATAGGGAAGAAGGACCAGACTGGCTAGATCTCTACCCAGATGATATAATATAGTTAGCACTCTGCTTCGGGGAGTGCTAAATCTAACTCGCTTAATAAAGGAGCAAAAATGGTAAATTATATCAACTCAACGGTCAGCGTTTATGACCCATTCAAGTTCGTAGATCAGCTATGGAATCAAACTATGGCATCTACGGCAACATCATGGCAGGATTCATACCCTCCATTTAATATCAGAGAAATTGATGAGGATACTCGTGTGCTAGAACTGGCTACCGCTGGTTTTGCAAAAGACGAGATCGCTATCAAGATCGAAGATGATGTTGTAACAATCTCAGGAGAAAAAGCTAAGCAGGACGAAGAGCCAAAATACCTACATAAGGGTATTGCAACTCGTAAGTTTGCCAAAACTATTACTCTTTGGGAGTATTGGGAAGTAGACTCTGCTGACTATAAGGATGGAATCCTCAATGTAGTTCTAAAAAGAGAGATTCCAGAAGAGAAAAAGCCTAGACAAATTAAGATCAAGTAGGCTATAATTAATATGTGCACCGCCGTGTTACTTTCCGTTCTACCTTTCTTGCGGATAGCTTAGTGCGGGCATAAGGGCCCTGAGCATGGCCATGTAAACTGCTCATTTTTCTATTCCTGATAGAATAGAGGTATATCCAATGAGGATATTTTAAAGGAGAAAACATATATGTCAATCAATAAAGCAATGCTAGATTCATATGCCCGTAACCTTGCAGGTCAGGTAATCGGTGCAATTGTAATCGTAATGCAAACAGCAAATGTCGGATCACCAGTTGATTTTGGTTCATCTGAATGGCTACTTGTTGCAAATGCTCTTTGGTCTTCCGCCGTTCCAACATTAATCCGTTGGGCGAATAAGAAGGATCCAGCATTTGGACGTGTAGCAACATCTGTAGTTGCGGAAGCAACTAAGAAGCTAGAAACAGCAGCGACTGCTTCAGCCGCAAAGAAGACAGCAGCAAAGAAAACTGCAGCTAAGAAGACGGTGAAGTAGTAGTGTCAGCAAAAGGCTCTCTAGAAGCAATCATTGAAGTTGCTAAAAAAGAAGTAGGAACTATCGAGGGACCTAAAGATAACGAAACCAAGTATGGTAAATGGACTGGTGCAAACTTCTTGCCTTGGTGCCAATCTTTCGTTTCATGGTGTGCATTTACTGCAGGCCTAGACGCAAAGAAATACCCAAAGACTGCAGCAACTATTGCAGCTTCAGATTGGTTTAAGAAGAATAATCGTTGGGCAGATGCTCGTAACGATGATCCTACACCAGGAGATTGGATTTATTTCGATTTCCCAGATGATGGAGTCAACAGAATTTCACACGTTGGACTTTGCATCAAGAATAACGGTGATGGAACAATTCAAGTTATCGAAGGTAACACTTCAGGAACTGCTAAGGGCGATCAAAGAAATGGCGGAATGTGCGTAGAGAAAACTCGTGCATACGTAAAGAATAATAAGAAGAAGCTAATTAACGCTGTAGTTGGTTGGGGACGTCCAGTTTATGCTGGAGAAGAAAACCTACCACTGCTATCTAAAGTTGGATCTTCTGACGCTCCAGTAGCACCTGCTAAGCCAGCAACAACAAAAGCACCTGCTGCGCCAGCACAATTCGTTGATCTTAAAGTTGGTTCAAAAGGACAAAAAGTAAAAGTTGTTCAAACTGCACTAAAACTTAAGGCTGACGGCGAGTTTGGTCCTGCAACAGAAAAAGCTGTAAAGGCTTATCAGAAGGCCAAAGGTCTTCCAGAGACTGGTATTGTTGATCAAAAAACATTCAAGGCTCTAAAGGGCTAATAAGCTCTAAAAAATATCCCCTAGGAGAAATCCTGGGGGATTATTTTTTAATACTCTTCGTCTTCGAAGTCATCTTCGTATTCTTCTGCCTTTTCAGTTGACACCTCTAACACCTCTGTGTTTTCAGCAGAACCGAGAAGATCGAAAGAATCGATGATGGAATCAATATTGTCGACTTTGTTGATATCTACTTCTAGATTCAATGTTACGAAATATTTAGGCATCTTCATCCTCCACTAGTGATGGCGGTGGTGTAAGGATCTTACCTTCTGCATGAAGATTTCTAATCTCTAAGGCTTCTTCGCCCTTACCAACACCGTCGGCTATAATCATAAGCATATCATACACTCTTGATAGTTGTATATAGATTCCAAGTAAAATATTATCGTTTTCTTCAGCCATTTAATTCTCGTTCCATTGTTTTATATGTGTCCAGTCCTATATACACTCTATCATTACATTCCAAGCAAAATAGGTACACGCCGTCATCGTCAAAACCAGAAAGTAGCTTGACACTGCACGAAACATTATGCGAAAAGTCTGTGCGAGTATCAAGCCACTGTCTTACGACTCTGATATCAATTACCCCAGTGTTATCTATTTGCATAGATTAACTGTATCATTTGATTTTACCGAATGTCAAGCTTCGACTGGTATTTTATAAGGGGTTAGATCCACTTTAGGGAAGTTAAGTACCCATGTTTTGGCTTTCTGGATTGAATTGATCCATGAGGACCAATCTTCTCCACCCTTAGACATATGAAATGCAATTTCTGCATTGGTAACTGGATTTAGCAACTCCTTATTGCTATCAAGCCCGAACTTCTTAAGACGCTCTGGCCCTAGGCTTCCAATCATATTGATTTGGAAGATCCCGTAAGAACTATCTCCAGTCTTTGTATTACCATTATATGCCACGGGGCGGCCATTGGACTCCGTTTTTGCGATAGCCCAGGCCTTCTTAAGCTCATTACCTTCAAAGCCTACTAAATACAATAAAATAGCAAGGTCTTCGTCAGTTAACTTCTTAGCCTTTTTAAATTGCTCAAGCTTATTAGTTCTAGCTTTCACAATTTCCATGGTTTTCTTTAAAGATTCAAGGTACTCCTGATATTCACGAGTAGTCTTTAAATCTTCTAAGTTACTTACCTTTTTTAACGGTTCTTTTGTATATCTACTAAAATCTATACTAGGAGTAATATTAATTCCTAATATAAATATTAATAAATAACTAAGTAACCTAATACTTAGGTTTTTACTCATATTATTATAATAACCTCTTTCTTGTACCTTGTCAAGACTTTTTTTTAAAAAATCTTTGTGATATACTGAAAATATTCTGAAGCGAAAGGTAGTACCCCTTGCATATAAGTTTTTTTACATCCGAATCTGGATATAATCCCGCCGTTGGATACGGCCAGGCCAGCATGGGCATAATCACTTCCCTTCAGAAATTAGGTCATTTGGTCACTCCAAACAACGCTAAAGCTGATCTTCAGCTCAATTTCATATCACCCATCGCATACAAATACAACAGGCCCACTCAATATACTATCGGATATACACCCTGGGAGTCAACCCTTTTGCCTCATTTCTGGAAAGAAAATATGAATCGGTGTGATGAAGTATGGGCTACATGCGCTTTCAATGCTTGGGTATATAAAGAGCGGGGTGTAACAAGACCAATAAAGATTTATAAACATGGACTGCATGACGTATGGAAGAATTCTACAAAAAGAACTGTTGGATCAAAGTTTAGATTTTTACACATTGGTGAACCATCAGAGAGAAAAGGTGGAAGTTTAACTGTAAAGACATTTATAGAAACATTCGGAAATAACCCTGATGTTGAGCTTACTGTTAAATGTCACGAAACTAGCACTATCAGAATTTATGACATGTGGGGAGAAAGAGTCGACATGACTAAATATCCTAATGTTAAATTTGTTTCAAAAGAAATGTCTGATGAAGAATTAGTTATGCTTATGCATTCTCATCACTGTTTGATCTACCCGTCCTACGGAGAGGGTTTTGGTTTTATTCCTATTCAAGCAATGGCGACGGGAATGCCAGTAATTTGCACAGAGGCTTGGGCACCATATAAAGAATTTATAACCCTAAAGCTACAGTCAACACTTGGAGATTCTCCTTGGCCATTAATGCTTCCAGGAAAAATGTTTCATCCAGATGTCGACCACTTAAAATATTTAATGACAGAAGTTGTTTATAAATATGATCAGTATGTTGAAACTGCCCTGAGTAATCTAGATGAAATGTATAAACAATATGATTGGCTTACCTTAACCGAAAAAGCTTTTGCCCATTTAAAAAACATTGCATAAACACTTCCGCACTCGTAAAAGCTTGTGGTAAGATTGTATCTCAACAAAAATTTATTAAGTGCCA